AAGGTTATGATATTACAATCAAAAAAGAGAAAACAGGCCCACAGGTTATGAACGTTAAGTATACGTGCATTCCTTCGCGTCGTACTGTTCCTTTGACAGACTCAGAAAAGTCTCAAGAGCTGTATGAACTAGAAAAAATCTTTAAACGTCCTGAATATGCGGACCAAAAAGAGTTCCTACTTCGCAACACTGCTTACTTCTCAGAAGCTGTAGTCGGTGATTTACGAGTAGATGATGATGAAACTATGGAAGATATCTAATGGCTAAAAAGAAAAAGCTGTCAGCATATACAGGAAATAAATCTGAGGAGGCCAAAAGCCCCTCAGAACCTGTAGAAACTAAAAAAATGGAGGCTCCTAGTATTGAGGAGTCTGACGCTGTAGGCTCTGCAGTACAATTGGGAACACCTAAAGGCATTGGCAACCCTTTAAACTCCGTTAAAATCCCAGAAGATGGAAAAGCATACTTTAACCAGGTAGGGCCTAATCAAGTAAAACTTGATGGTGAAAAACTAAAAGATATGAGTTTGTTCTTAGCTACTCCTTGCTATGGGGGCATGATTACAGATCAATTCTTTTTAAGTATGTTCAAACTTTCACAAGCACTAATTCAGAATGGCATTAATTTTAGAATTACTACGCTAAGAAACGAGAGTTTAGTTCCTCGTGCACGGAACATTCTAACAGCCATGTTTATGGACGACCCTCAAGCAACTCACATGATGTTTATTGACGCAGATATTGAGTTTGAGCCAGATTCAGTGCTACGTATGCTTGCAATGAACAAAAATATTGTGGCTGCTGCCTACCCTAAAAAGACAGTAGACTGGGCAGGAGTATCTAGAGCAGTAGAGCGTAAAGAAGAAAGCCCAGCACCTTTTGGAGCTGAGTATGCTATTAATTTAAAGTTCGCTGATAAAGAAACTAAAAGAGTTAATTCTCAAGATGGAGCAGTAGAGGTCTTAGACGCTTCTACAGGATTCTTTATGGTTAAAAAACAGGTAGTCCAAACTATGTTTGAGGCTTATCCTGATTTACACTATAAAAATGATAGCTCTATTGATCCTAGATTTAATAAGTATTGTTACTCTTTGTTTGATACTATTCATGATCCTAAAGACAATAGATATTTGTCTGAGGATTATACTTTCTGTCGTCGTTGGCAGGCCCTAGGAGGTAAAATCTGGGTAGATCCTAATACTAAACTTAATCATGTAGGGTCTTTCACATTTGAAGGCAACTTAAATAAAATCTTTAGCTATGGCCCTTAAAATCTTATCTAGTGCAGACTGGCATATTTTACTTCGTAAGAAGAAAGTGCCTTATGCGTGGCAAGAAAACCGATTCAAGCTCATGTTCCAAAAGCTACATGAGCTTGAAAAGGACTGCGATATTCATATTATCTCTGGTGACGTGTTTGACAAAAAGCCAGAGCCAGATGAAATTTGTCTATTTTTAAGCTATATAAATTCTGTGTCTATTCCTACCTTCGTGATTCCAGGCAATCATGAAGCTACTAAAAAGGGTGAAACGTTTTTTGAGCATTTCACCCAAGACAACGCTATTACTAATAAGAACGCCCACATATATACTAAAAACACTAGAATAGAAGTGCTAGGGCAAGGATTCCAGTTTTTTCCTTACGGGGAAATGCAGGTAGGTAATATTCCTGAATATGTACAAGGCGACATTTTAGTAACTCATATTAGAGGAGAAGTACCTCCTCACGTAACCGCAGAGTTTGACTTTGAAAAAATTAGGGAGTGGCCTATAACACTTCTAGGTGACTTGCACTTTAGACATAAATATAAAGATTTTAACATTTATTATCCTGGATCTCCTTTAAATACCCACTTTGATAGAGACTCTAAGAGAGAGTACGGAGTTGATATATTCAATGTAATTGACCCGTATAACTATACTATTGATTTTGTTGACTTAAAACTTCCTAAGCTAATTCGCAAAACAGTAAGTAAACAAAGTGACATTGTGCCTCACCCTTATAATCATGTAATATATGAGGTTACAGGATCTATAGACGAAGTATCTAAGATAGAAAACTCAGAACTAATTGATAAAAAAATCGCTATACAACCTAGTGAAAGTTCTAAGCTAGATTTAAGAAATAAATCTATGGTAGAAGAGCTAGAAGAGTATTTAGACTACATAAAAGTAGAAGATAAAAACTCAGTACTAAAAGAGTTTAAAGATATGGGTTTAAAATAATGGACACTAACAACTCTTTTCCTTATATATTTAAAGAGAATATCAAAGAGCTTAGGGAGAGAGAAAGGCCGATATCAGAATATGCCGTCGAAACATTTAATAACACGTATGATCCAAAAGCAGGGTATAATGTGAAACTAGAAGAAACTCCTGATTTGATAAAATTATGGAGTATTTTTGATAGTATCTTATCCTCTCGTTTTGAAAACCTAGAAGTACTGCCTAATGATAGGTATAAAAGCTATTGGACATATGTACAAAATAATGAGAGATATGAAAGTAAATGGCACTCTCATATAAAGACTGCTAGCATTAATGCTGTGTACTACCCTTCTATACCTGACACAACAGGTACGCTATCTATCTTGACTATCTCAGGAGTAGAGGTAGAAGTAGAATTAAACCAAGGAGATTTAGTAATCTTCCCAGGCTGGTTAATTCATAAACCTAACCCTCAAAAACATTCTAGGCTTCCAAGAGTATCTATTAATTTAGAGCTTCTTACTAGTACGAGGCCTGTATTCTTATGCAATAATGAAAAGGTTTTATGGTAAATGTCTATAATCCTAAAAAAATTAACATTCAGTAATATGTACAGCTACGGTAAAGACATATCCGTAGACTTAGATAGAGAAAGAATTACTCAGTTATCTGCGCCTAATGGTAGCGGTAAAAGCTCTATTGCTTTGATCTTACAAGAAATACTCTATAATAAAAACATCAAAGGAATAAAAAAGGGTGATATCCTAAATAAGTATTCTAGCGATAAGTATTGGGAAGCTACTTTACTATTTCAAGCACATAGCAATAATTACAGGCTAGAAGTAAAGAGATCAGGCGCACAAACTAAAGTAGCTTTGTATGAAAATGATACAGATATCTCAGAACACAAGGTGCTAGATACGTACAAAAAGCTGCACGAAATACTTGGAATGACTTTCGAGGTGTTTTCGCAATTAACCTATCAAAGTTCTACTGACTTGCTAGACTTTTTAAAGGCTACAGACGCTAACAGAAAAAAGTTTTTAATTAACCTTTTTAACTTTGAAAAGTACTTAGAGCTCGGAGACTCTATCAAGGCTTCTGGTGCCGTGTACGATAAAGAGCTAGTATCTCTGAAAGGAGAGCTAAAGACTGTAGAGAGCTATCTACAAAGTGTATCTTTGGAGAACAAAAAAGAGTTTGTAGACGTACCTGAAGTAGATACTGCTTTAGAAGATAAGATTATCTCTATTTCTGCAGCTATAGAAAATATCAATAAAGACGCTAAGGTTATAGATAGAAACAATATACATATAAAAGAAAGAGACAACCTACAATTTGACGTGTCTTTGATTAAACCAGAAGATCCTAATGTAGAAGAAGAAATACAAAAAGTCAGAGACGCAGCTAATCATGCTAAAAGAGTTGTTTCTGATAGTAAAAGTAAACTAGCTAACTTAGACTTAAGCGATGTTTGTTATGCTTGTAGCCAGCCCTTAGATAATAGTCAATCTTTAACACAAAAGAATAAGTTTGAAGAAGAAGTTTCTAAAAATACTCAAATCTATACTGAAAACAAAGATAGGTACTTAGAGCTTAACGCTATAAAAGACAAATACGTTTCAGCCCTGAAAGAATTTGAAAACAATCAAAAAACTATAGAAAAGTTTGAATCACTATCTAACCTAATAGATAGGTCATTACCAGTAAAACTCCCCGATAAAACAGAATTAACTAGAGAAGAAGCAGGTCTCAAAAAAACCTTAACCAACCAAAAATTAGAAAAAAGTAATGCTGAGAAAATAAACGAGGAAGTAAGGTTACATAATACAAAGATTGATCTCTTGAGGGAGGAAAAAGAAAAATTTTTAGCTAGACAAGAAGTATTACGTAATGATATACTAAACCTTCAACATAAAGTAAACAATGTTCAGATACTAAAGAAAGCATTTTCTTCTTCGGGTATTGTTGCTTTTAAATTAGAAAATGTAGCTAAAGATCTAGAGCAAACTATTAATAAGTATCTTTCTGTACTATCTGACGGACAATTCTCCGTTATATTTAGGCTAACGGGAGATAAACTGAACGTAGTAGTTAACAATAATGGTAAAGAGGTGACAGTAGAGTCTTTATCTGGCGGAGAGTTTAGTAGAGTACAAACTAGTGTTTTACTAGCGGTTAGAACGACTCTATCTAAAATAGGTGGTAATAGTCTAAACTTACTGTTCTTAGACGAAATTACTGGAGTTTTAGATGACGCCGGAAAAGAAAAACTATTTGAGGTGTTGTCTGAAGAAGAAGGCTTAAATGTATTTTTAATTAGCCATGATTATAGCCACCCCCTAATACCTAAAGTAGAGATAGTAAAAGAAAATAATATTAGCTATATATTATAAAGAGGAAGTATATGACTGAAGTATTAAAAAGAAATGGGCAAAAAGAGCCTTTAGACATTGAGAAGCTGCATAAGGTAGTTTTCTTTGCATGTGATGATATTGCAGGGGTAAGTCCTAGCGAGGTGGAGATTAAAAGTCAAATCCAGTTTTATGACGGCATTAAAACTAGTGAGATACAAGAAACACTTATTAAAAGTGCGGCAGACTTAATCTCAGAAGAAACCCCTAATTATCAATTTGTAGCTGGTAGACTTATTAATTATCATCTCAGAAAAGAGGTGTATGGGCAGTATGAACCTTTAAACTTACTAGATATAGTAGAGATTAATGTGCAAAGAGGTTTTTACGATCCCGAACTGTTAACTGCTTACTCTAAAAAAGAGTATGCCGCACTAAATAAATATACTAAGCATCAAAGAGATGAAAAGCTTACATACGTAGCTATGGAGCAGTTTAGAGGCAAGTATCTAGTACAAAACCGTGTAAGTGGGGAAATATTTGAGACTCCTCAAGTAGCTTATATGCTTATTGCAATGGTTCTATTTAAAGATTATCCTAAAAATACTCGTATGCAGTATGTAAAGGATTATTATGACGCCATCTCTCTTCACGATATTAGCCTTCCTACTCCTGTTATGGCTGGTGTCCGCACTCCTCAACGTCAGTTTAGCTCGTGCGTCCTTATTGAGGCGGGCGATAGTCTTGATAGTATTAACGCCACTTCTAGTAGTATTGTTAAATATGTATCACAAAAAGCCGGAATCGGGATTGGTGCCGGAAGCATTCGAGCTATTGGT